CGGGAAGCCGCCAAGCCCGAGGAATAAAAAACCCCCGGGCTTGCCGGGGGTGAAAGGGAGTTTCCAGCAGAAGGAGCTAACTTCGTTGGAAGCGTTGGCAACTGCGATGTGACCAACAAAATAAGTGTAGCTCAAACGCGCCACACTCGCAATCCTTTGATGCCATCCTCGACTACCACCTTCGTGACTACCTCCATGCGTAGGCGTCTGGCTACGCGAGCAACTGTTGTGCGAGCTGCCACGGAGTCAATGCAGGGGACGAAAAACGATCGCCCCTTGCGGAACTTCTGCCAGTTAATCTGGTACGACACTGTCTCGATCTTCATCGCTTGCTGCAGGTTGGTCGATGTGAATAAAGTCGAAGTTCTCGGCGTTGAAGCGTAGCACGCGCACGGCAGGAGACAGCACTTTCATGCCCTTGGCCATCCGCTTGTTCGTTGCTTCTTTGAAGGCCCCGGTGGTCGTGAGCTCGCGGATGGTGTCCTTGTAATTTATCTGGTACTTGACGCAGTAGTCCTTGAAGCTCTTAGCAGCGATGAAGAGTTCCTTTGTATCTGGCTCGTAGCGTACCAGTAACTCTCCCTTCGGCTCCATGAGGGGCAGCGACGTCAGGTTTGTCCGGGCGTCGGTCAGGCCGTTGACCACCAGCGTGTTGGCCATGTGCGCGTTGATGTATTCACCAAGGACAGACGCAGTTGAGTTGAACTCCGCAGGCTTCACATCGCCGCGCATCTCGTTGAGCATTTTGATTGTCCACTCGTAGATGGCACGCATGTCGTAGTCGTGGAGCCCGAGGTTCTTGGCGATCAAGCCACCCGCAATGTTGCAAGCCGCTGTGGCCGACCAAAAGCGTTCTTTGGCTGTGACCTGCAGTTCTTTGTCGATGCGTGCTTGGACTTTTCGGACCAAGTCGGTTGCCGACTCCAAGTTGTTGACAAGCCATTGCAGGTAGACTTCCCCGGCGTGGCCGAAGTTCTGCATCAACTGGTGGTCAAACATGTGCTTGCCCTCGGCTACCGAGATAACTGTGGTGGGGGCAATCTTGTACTCAAGCAGACGCATGTTCTCGCCGTCGGGGGAGTTCTTGGCCGCGCCCAGTTTTTCGTAGAACGATGCGTTCGACGAGGTGAGCGTGATGCCCTGCCACTTGGTGTTGTTGATCCGCATCTCGTTGCTCTGCGACTTCATGCGGTCTTTGCCTCGGCCTTGGCTGATACCGTAGATCAGGTCGGAGAACTCCATTGCCGGGATGTTCGTGATCTCGTCGATCGTGTTGGCCAAGTTGTTCATGACACCGAGGCGGAACATCTTGGAGTTGGCTGTGTCTTTCCAAATAGACGCAAGCTCAGAGGGGTGCCCCACTATGCTGTTGCACACGTACAGTGTGGTTGACTTGCCCGTACCGGAGTCTTTGTGGATCAGGTTGATGATCGCGCCCTTCATGCCGGTGAACTTCAGAAGCGGAGAGCCAAAGCCTGTGAGTGCAGCAAACGCATTGGGCTCCAGCCCCGGCCTGTTGTACATGTTGAAGACTTCCTTCCAAGCGTCCATGTTCCCTTCAGTGCGGATGTTGGCTGAGATTTCTCTGGTCGTTGCAGACGGAGGGCTGTAGAACACGCCGTCCTTGGTAATCTCCCGGTCTCCCAAAATGAACTTGCTGTCGTCGTCGATCCACCCAAATTGTGTCCTCATAATTTCAGCTTTCTTTTTGAACTGCAGGTTCTTGATGAACGTAGTCAGGTAGTTCGACAGGGAAGTCATTTGCTTCGTAGTCGGCACCACGCCGTAATGCGCCAGAACCTCACGTAATTTTTCTTTGACCACGATGGCCGTTGCGGGGACGGCAAACTCTTTGACCCCGTCTTGTGGCAGGTGCAGCCGCATGAGTGCGACCTCGCCCATCTCTGAATGTTTCATGCGCTTGACCACATACAGGTCGTGCTCGTACACAAGTGTCGGCTCTTCTTCGTCGTCTTCCGCCTTCTTGTACACACCGCCGTTCTTGCCCCGGAAGTAGGGGAACGGATACTCTGGAATCCGTACCGTCTCAACAACGCCGTCTTCATCCTCGACATCAACTTCGCCGTCGTCGGCTTCGGCTATCTCCATACCCAGAACGATTGGGGACTTGATCTTGCCGTCGTGGGGGCATCCAGCGCAGCCGCTTGGGTTAAGCTTCTTGAACGTGGCGCAGTGGTGTGGGCCACCGCTCTTTTGTAGGTTAGCCAGCTTGCGGTCTACCTCGGCAGCGTCGTAGCCTGCGTATTGGTCCGACAGTTTGTGCGCAGCCCGTGAGCCATCAATGCAGTGCGCAGCGATCGACAGCGCGGAGAACCACAGGGGCTCGTCCACATCATTCTGGTTTTCGTAGCAGTGCAGCAGTTGGTTGCATCCGTCGCCTTGGGCCGATCGAATCATGATGGTCTGAAACTTCTTGACCTTGTTGCCCATCAGGGCTTCCATCATGGGGCTGACCGCACGCGGCAGGAAGTCGGGGACGGTGTCTTTTGGCTCGGGGGCTCCGAGCAGCTCCTTCATTTCTTCGTACGTAAACCGGGGGGTGTCTGTGTTCCACACTTCAACAGACTTGGGGTTTGCCTTGTCCTTGAAGTTGAACGAGCTCAGTGGGCGCAGTACCCGCGACGCCTCGAATACGGACGGGTCAACGATCAGGTTGTTTTCTTCGCACAGCTCACGTAGGCGTTGCGACAGTGGCTCCCACTCGCGGCGGGAGATTGTTTTATCAAGCAGCCAGTAGGCATGTATGCCGTTACCGGAGTTGACCAGAATGGGTTTGGGTAGGCCGACTGTCTTGCAAAAACGGGAGAACTCAGAGAGTCCGATCTGTTGGTCGAGGTAGCCCTTGATGATGCCCTTCTCGTCGGGCACGCCCTTTGTGGGGCCGCAGTCGATGTCCATCCACAGTGCTTTGAAGAACTTGGCGTTCTCATGCGTGCGGTTGTTCTCGGGGCCAAACTTGGCGCATCCGAAATAGGCGTCGATTTTGTTCTGGACAAACTCTTGGATCAGCTCCTCAGCTTCTTCTCGCGTGTCTGCAAACCGCTGGTCTGCGTACCGACTAATCCCCATCACGCAGTACCGGCCTTCTGGCGGCAGCACTGCGTCTAGCAGGTCGAAGTTGTACATGGGTCAATCTAGCCAGTTGTGAGTTTTGTTTTTCAGCGCGGCGATGTGCTCGCGGATGTACCCATGCCGAGAAGGTAGGGGGACACCGTCCCCCTTGAACCAGTTGTAAATCGTCATGCGGCTCACGCCGAACGCAGACGCTACGCGATCTACACTTACGTTGGCACGGATGCACTCACGGCCCAAGGCCACACCCAGAGATTTGGCACTTGCTTGTCTGTTCGCTTGCACCAAGCTCTGGCTGTAACCGTGGCTCATGATTACTCCTCTTTAGTCCATGCGTCGAGCACAGAGTTCAGGTCCTTCTTGCCTTCGGGCGCAGGTGTTGCGGCCTTCTTGCTAGGGCGAACTGTTGGCTCCGGCTCGGCGGTCTCCTCGGCGGCTTGCTGTGCAGTGGCGGCAGCTTTGGGGGCTTCCAACTTCTGCTGACGGCCAGACGCATCCGCTTGGTACGGGGTCATCACAACCATCTTGTGCACTTCAGGCTTCTGCACGGCTGCGCTCGTGACTGCGTACTCGTTCTTGTTGATGAACCGCGCTGGAGTGAACAGCACCGACTGGTTGTCGTTGTCTTCGTTGAAGCTGATCTGGGTAACGACGTAGTCCAAGCTCTTGCCGTTGTTGGCCAGATACTTCGCGTAGTTCTCGAACGTGTGCGCGTTGTCGGCACCGCCTTCGCCAAACAAAGACTTGGAGGCCAAGTTCATCTGGTAGACCTCGCCCTCAAGCGATGTGCCGAAATCTTCTTCGAGCACAAGAGCCAGTCGGCGGGAGTAGCGGCACGACTTGGAGTTGCCCATACCCGAACCTTTGATGTTCTGTGGGCAGGCATCGCAGCGAGCTGCTTGCGGGTTTTGTGCGCCAGCATCTGGTGCTGCGCCGTCATTGCTAAAGCAGTCAGGTGCAGTTGGCTCAGCATCTGGAGTCCATTGCTTGGCGTAGAAGATACGCCCAACTTTGGGGGATGCGCTGACCACGATGGCGTTGAGGTTGCCCTTGATCTTGCCCATTTCTTCTTTGCCGACGACCTTGCGGAAGATGCCGTTTTTGGGCACGATGCGCTTGACGCCGGAGTTACCAGCCAGTTGCTTGGTGAGGTCACTGACACCGGCAGTTTGCAGGAAGTCGGGGAGGCTTTGGTCGATCACTGTAATGTTGCTCATTTTCACTTTTCCTTAGAACGTCTAACAACCACGGTATATTGGCTTTCGACATTTAGCCCTTGCGGGTAAACGTCTGGATTCTCTGAGAGGAAGTCCTTCATGTTGGTTTGATGGAGTCTCTTCTCAAGCAGGCCGAATGCACCTTGCTCCTCGATGAAGCGGTACATTGAATCCCAATCATTCGTCCAGTACCGTGACTTCACTGAGCGGATGATCGTGCCGTGCGGGGTGCGGATGCTGTCAGCATCCATGTCTTTGCAGATATCCAGCATCTTTTCAGCCAGAAGATTCTGTTGGTCTTCGAGGTCTTTGTCGCCAGCCTCGAATTGTTTTTTAAGTTCGGCGCGGTGGTCGCGAATCTTGATGTAGACCGCAGCTAGATCGCTTACGC